TTAGCGCCATCATATACAGCGTTGCCGACCAGCACCTGCTCGACACCCAGATACTGCGCCACGAGCCTCTTCTGGACCTCGAATACCTCCATGAGGGCCTGGTTGACGTACTTGGTGGCCTCCTGGAATTCGGCGGACAAGAGGACGTTTTCGAAGGTCTTCTTGCTGCAGAAGAAGGCGTTTGGCTCCAGACCGGTGGCGTTAAAAACGCTTTGTTTCGCGTCACGCACGTCGGTCCGCGGGGTGCAGGTTGCCGGCACATCCCATTTGACGGAGACGTTATGAGTACCGAAGGTGGTCGTACTGGTTACCTTGTCGGCAATGCGCTTTTCCTGGTTGCGGAGCAGGACATCGGTCGCACGCATGACTGCGATTTCCTCGGCATCGAAGAAATTCCGGTAAAGAGCGGCCTCGCTGTCGTCAACGGGCTCTTCCCAGCCGTGCTCTTTGCAGGCATAGGTCCCGGTATCGAATTCGTAATCAGAACGGCCATAGGCTGAGCGAGCTGCACGGCGGGTCTCCTGTAGTTTAAGCAGGGATTCGATGGGTATTACCGGGTAGTCAGACGACTGCAGCAAGGTCGGAAAGACCGGCATGATGATCCCGCCGATGAATCCCCGGCGGCTAGCTTCAAGGGCATATTCGAAGGCCACCTGTCCGAGGTCCTGGCGCAGGGTGGAGCCTGATTTGAGTCTGAGCATAGTTGTTACCTCCTCGTAAAGATTTCAGTGAGCTTTATCAGCTCACGGTCTGGGTTGCCTGGTAGTCATACGGCAGGATCTCGATGATGTCGCCGTCCGCCGTTGCTGCTTCCAGCGCCTTACCGATACGTCGGTAGGTTGCAGCCGCGGCGGGTAGAGCCTGGACCTTGCCGTCGGCTGCGGCATAAACATCAGCATCCGCCGTGATGGCCCCGGCAGCGGTGCACTCGAAGGTACCGGCATCGTTGATGAGGCGCACTCCGATGGCATCACCGTCCGCTCCAGCATATTGTGATATTCCGATCGGGTCATCGGTGGCGGTGGCGGTGTTGTGTACCACCTCGCCGCTGGAGAGCTTCACGAGTCGCTTGGCCGAAACCGCTGCGCCGGTGATGAAAGTTTTGATTCCGTTCAGGATTTCCATGTTCTACCTCCGTGAGTCTTTCGTCGCTCCCAGGCTTATGCCCTGGCGGCGTTGGTTTTTTTGATGTAGGCTGCGTGGGCCTCGGGGTGAGCCTTGGCAATCGCCTTGATGGCTTCGGACTTGCCGCACCCTTTATCTGTCTGGTATTCCCCGACAAGGGTCTCGAAGTCCTTTTTGTCGGACGCATCGCCGTTAATCTTGCCGAGTGGCTTGGTCCCGCTCTCTTTGAGCCCGTCCAAGATTTCCTTTCGGGACTCAATGTCAGCGGTCGATGACTCGTTCCCACCGAAGGTGATGCCAAAAGACTGGATATCCTCGGCTGTCAGGCCCTTTTCCACTACCGCCGCGAACTTCTTGCCCGGCTCTTCACCGAAAGCGGCGCTCACCAGTGCGCAGATTCTGCCGCGCTCTTCCGTCACGGTGGCTACTACCACCATCCCCTCTCTGGCCGCTGCTTCTATCTGCGCCACCAGGTCGGGGTGGTCTGCTTTCAATTTTTCCAGATCCATGATTTGCTCCTTTGCTGTTGGTTTGCCTGCGACAACACCGGCCGCGGCTGTTTTTGTTCCCTGCTGGGGTTTCTGCAACTGGTCTATGAGATCGTCGAGGGTGGAAACACCGTCCACCAGCCCGGCGGATATGCTCTGCTTGCCGGTAAAGACCCGGCCATCTGCCATGCGCGACAGAACATCTTCAACACTGGTTCCCCGGTTGCGCGCAACGTCGCCGACGAATGCGGCATAGAGATAATCGACTTTCCCCTGTATATCGGCCTGGCCCTCTTCAGTGAGTGGCGCATATTGGGAGGCAATGCGCTTATACTTTCCGGCGGTGATTTCGGTGGTCTTGACGCCGTATTGCTCTTCGCGTTTCGAGAGGTCACGATGGGCCGCAACGACGCCGATGGATCCGATCATGTTGGTGTCGCCGGAAATGTAGAGGCTCTCGGCGGATGATGCTATCCAGTAGGCGGCGGAGGCGACCATCCCGTCGGAAAACGCGACGATGGGCTTCCGATCGCGGCTGTTGTAGATGAAGTCGGCCAGTTCGCTGGTACCATCCACGGTACCGCCGGGGCTGTCCACGTTGAGGATGATGCCCTTGATTGCCGGGTCGTTCAGAGCCTGCTCGATATCGCGCTTGATGAGCTCGGTGGAAGCTCCTCCGGAAATCTGGCTGAACAGGTTCATGCGCTTGGCTATGACTCCGTCCACTGGAATGATGGCAACCCCATCCACTACCTGGAAACTCTCATAGCGATTATCGAGCTTGCGGCCGAGTTTGGCCTCTATGTCGGGGATGTTGATTTTCTCGCCGCGCACATGGGTGGCGTAGATGCCCTGAATCTCCAGCAGCATCTCGGGAGTGATGGCCCATGGGCCGCAAACGATGTCGGTGAGTCGCATTACTTTTCCTCCGGCGCTGTCGCCATTTTCGCCAGGTCAAAGCCGGGCATGTCGGCCATGGTGAGTTCGAGCTCTTTCATCAGCTTCCGTTCCTTTGCTATCTGGCGCAGTTCTTCTTCGTAATCTTTGCCCTGCTCGGCATACCAGTCTGAAAGGCTCAGCAAGTTGCTGACAACGGCTTCCTTTCCTGCGGCTACTTCCTTGACGGGGTCTATCCAGCCACGCTTCGGCGGGGTCCATGTTGCGTTTGTCCAGAGCGGCCGGGCCTGGTAGAAATCCGGAGAGCCCTTGGGCAGGCGAATCATGCCGCGCAGCCAGGCTTCCTCAAAGACCATTTCCCACACCGGCTGATTGAAATGGTTGACCAGCCACACCTGATAGTGGTTGAAAAACCGCCATGCCTCCAGGAGCGCAGCGCGGGCGGAGCTGTAATTCGTTTTGCTGAAATCCTTGGCGACAATCTCGTACGGCAGGCCGGTGGCCGCGCCGACGGCACGGAGCAGGGTCTCGACGAATATCGGAAAGGAGTTGCCGGGCCGCTCACTCTTCATGATGTGCGGCTTCTGGCCGGAGTTGCCATACATTATCTGGCCGGGCGTGACCTCCTTATAGGTCCTCGCTCCGTCCACCGTGGTATCGCCCGTATAGCTGGCCGGATCCTCTCCAAGAGGGGACTCGATGAAGACCGCGAAAGAAGCAGCCAGGATTGCGCCTACGACCTCAAAGTCCATGTAATCGTCGTAGTCTTTGAATATTTTGAGGCAGGGCGCCAGCGCCGAGGCTCCGCGCACCTGTTCGGCGTCTTTGCGGTGAAAACCGTGAAAGATGTTTTTCAGGTGACCACGCCGGGCCGCTATCTCCTGGAAGCTGTTGGAGGTGAGACTCGTGGTGAGTTTGCCGTCGTCAGGATCTGCGATATAGTAGGTCAGCTTTTCGCCATGGGGGCCGAGACGGATGCCGTCGCGGATGTCTCTGTCGTTCGCGAGGTTGCGCGGTGTTCGCAACCGGCGGTTGTCGAGCGTCTGCAGGGCCAGGGAGAACTTGCGGCCCGGCGTGTCCGGATAGACCGGCAGCACCAGATATTCACCGCGGCCAGTCATGGAACGGATATTGAGAAGCTGGATGTCGGCGAAATGGTCTTCGCCTTCGGCGTCGGCTTCTTTGCTCCATTCCCAGAAGGCCCATTCGGCCTGGTCCGCTACTTCCTTTGTCTGTTCTTCGCTGATGCCGAGCAGCTTGAATGGAGGTTTTGACTGTGGGAGCATCCCGGCGCCGCCTACTACGTTCAGGGCGGTGGAATCGACGATGCTGGTAGCGTGAGGATTGTTGGCAATGAGGTCTTCGGAACGGTCGGTCAGGTCCTGTCGTTCGCGGCCCTCGGAAAAGCGGGTGAGACGACGGACGAACCAGTTGCCCAGCGTTCCTTTCTTACCCGCCCCGGTACGGGAGACGGTGCCGGCCATGAAGCCGAGGGCAGTACGGGCACGGGCACGGCGAAGTGCCGTTTGCGGGCTGAAAATGCCGATTGCTCGATCGAGGGCGTTGGTTTGGAGGAGGCCTTTTTTCATCGGGCAGGCCTCCCGGAAACAATGCAGGGAATGGATTTGCCTTGGAGGGCGGCTTTTTCCTGGGCAAGAAAAGTGAGGGTGTTGCGGATTTCCGGCAGGTCGTTCTGTGTGAAGGAGCGATCAACGATTCCGTTACTTAACCGGTAACTCTGGCCGGAAGCGCAGGCGAGGAGGGCCGCTTTGTAGGCCGCTATTTGTGTGTCAATCTCTGCGGAGGTGAAGATTCCCATGCGGATAGGAGTAGCATGGGAAAAAGGGGGTTGTCATTTACGTGGTGGACGTAGTTTACGTAGTTGACAATATATTTTGTGGTTCAGTAATTAATTGGGTCTACCGGTTGTGTCAAGAGGAAATTTGCCGCGCACAGAAAATTTAGCCTTGCACCATATTAAAGGTTGGGTTTAGAATGAATTTAATAAAAGAACACCCGAGAACGGTGGCACGGTCTCGGGTGTTCTTAAATCCGGCATGGCAAGGTCGGTGCCCCTGCAAAAGCCAGTCACACTTCATTTGTATATCATTTGAATGACTTTTTGCAACGGGAAAATCAGGTTCCACAAAGGTCCTGATGAGGGACGGGAGTGATTCTCTCAACAAAAATAACCCGTTGTAAAAAGGAATACTACAATGACAGATGACCCGACGAAAAAGAAGCTCGACAGTAAATTGGTAAGCAAACAAGACCATGAAGTGGAATACCTGATGAGAAAGCACAACATTTCTAAAGCGCGAGTGCTCCAACTTATCAGTAAATATGGTCCGAGTAGGGCCGAAATTGAAAAACATATCTAGTGGCCTGGGCCGGGGAGAAATCCCCGGCCTTTTTCATTCATTCACTGTCAACACATCCCGACGTCTGTACATCTCCACGGAATCGACATAGATTCGTAGTCCCCGACCCGCTCCGATAAAATATCCCTCCAGATCCCCACGATGAAAAAGGTTGTATACGTGCTGCCGCGATGGCGGTCGCTCAGGGCATAGTTTGTACCTGGCTTGCTCTACGTTGCAGCTCGGTCTCTTGTCTCCATGGGCATAGGGTATCGGGGTCCTGTGCGTCATCATCACCTCCTCCACCAGCTCGGGCGGGTACGGCCCGAAGGGTTGTCTGTCCGTTCGTGAGTAGTATTCACCGGATCGTTGCGGTTATCTGTCGTGTCCATCTGCTTCTGGTCCGTCTGCCTTGCCAGGCTCTCCGCGACCGCTTCATAATTCGGATTCAATATCTCCCTGACTGCCATGTTTCCTACCCTGATGTCGAGCGCCTCATTGCGGCTGTAGCCTTCGCGGAGCTTCCATACGCTGACCATCTTGCCGGTGCGGCGGTCTTTTTCGCGGACCGGGTGCTCAGCGCAGAGCATGCGGAACCATTCGAAATCGTAGTGCTGCGGGAAGTGCAGGCCGCTGGAGCCGTCATGGTTGGTAAGCCAGGCGAACAGGGTGTCTTTGCCTTCGGCAACGCCGAGCAGGTAGAATGATACGCCGTGCTTGCTTTTGCTGGGCTTTCGCGGAACGAGCGGATCGGCCGGGTTGTTGCTCCCCTTGTGGGCGATGTAGCGCCGGTCGCGGCTGACGAACTTGGCCACCCGGCGGGAGGCGAAACCGATATCGACGCCGGCGGCCACGATGCGCAGGTCGACGCCTGATTCGTTGCGGAAACGCTCGTTCTGCAGGAAGTTGTGGAGCTGCGCCCATACTCCGGAGTCGTTCGAGTAGGGATCATCTTTGAGCGGGTCACCGTGAAAGCTCTTGTAGTGCAGGCCCCAGCATTCATCACCCGGACCCCAGGCGACGACTTCGCATTCGAGGCGGTTGCTCTGGACGTCGACGTCGGCGGTGAGGACACAGGCGGCCAGGGGTACGGTCCAGTCGGCCCCTTCGGGGGCGTAGGCCTCGCGGCGGGTTTTGTAGAGCTCGGCCTCGCGCGGGAGGTCTCCGTCGGCATCCTCGGGAACCGGCAGGCCCAGGCAGTCACACCAGAAATAGACGGTGTTTGCCGGAGTGGGGCGGAGCTGCATTTCGAGGTAGGCGGCCGCAATCTTGTGGAAGTCAACGAACCTTGAGATGAGCGGCGGGATGTGCGCCCATATCTTTGACGGCCGCAGGGATCGGACGGAGCCTTCCCGGGGCCGCCAGCCGTGGAAGGAAACGGGCGGGTCGTGGATCAGGGCGCCGAGGGTGACGGCTTCGTCGCGGTCGTCTTCGTCCCAGCGGCAGTTGCAGCCCTCGCACTCGTACCAGGCAATGCCCTTTTCGGTGAGGTCGGCGGGGTCGATGATGGTTGCAGGCCAGCGGACCTGGCCAAATTTGACGGTTTGGGCATGGCCGCAGGTGGGGCAAACCGCATAGAAATCCCATATCACCTGGGCCAGGCGTTGTGCTTGCCAGATGCGCCCGGTGGTGGTGGAGGCAGTGCATGCCTCGATGATTTTGGACATGCGCAGGGATTCATAGGTACGGAAACGCGCCCGGAAGCGGGTGATGGCGGATTCGGGCCAGAGGTCGACTTCGTCGGCGAAGCCGTAGCGCATGGGCTTGGAGGCGAGGCGGCCTTCGGAATTGGACCATGCCAGGTAGGTGACGGCGCCGTTCCGCAGCCGGATGCGTCGGTGGGCGATGTCATCGGGGTTTTTTGTACGCAGTTTGCGAAGCGTGGGCGTGTTGTGCACCATGGGGATGAGCCGGTCGTTGATGGTCTCGCTGCCGGAATCTCGGTCCTGCATGACGATGAGGGCCTGGTCGGGCTCTGTCTCCTGGGCGTAACCCCAGCAGGTGTGCATGATGTCGGTCTTTGCTGACTGGGAACCGCCGCAGAGGAACAGCTCCCGGACGTATTCGAGGGAGAAGGCATCGAGGAGGCCGCGGGCATAGGGGGTGACGTCCAGGTCGTAAGGGCCGGGCATGGCGCCGACGGCGACGTAGCGGTTGCCGTGCGCCCACTCGCTGCAGGTCTGCTCCGGACGCGCACGCATGACCGCCTTTTCGCCCGGGAGGAGTTTGAATTTCCGGGGCGGTGGGGATGGTAGCCAGTCGTATGTTTCGGCGAGGTTGGTCACTTATTCAGTTTTTCTCCGTTAATGGGCATAACCACGGGTCGAAGCGGACAAGCCGCTCAACCCGCAGCTGTTATCGTGAACGCTCATTCCAGGCCATTTCCGCGCCTTGTTTCAAAACCATCCACGGCCCCCGGCAACTGCAATGGATACAGCGCATGAAATAGCCAATTCTCCGGGCGAATGTTTTAGACTGAGGATGGCGTGGTGTCGGGAATTTCCCAGAGTCTAAAACCGCAGATGCCCCGCAAAAGGGACACGATAACAAACCGCTAGACGCGGGCGCGGAGGTCTCCGCTAGTTGTACGTTTTTCGTCTGGGTTGTCATTTTGTCCTCGTTTCCCCGCGCCGGTCAGCGGGCGGGCCGTTATAAATCTCTCCGCAGTTCCACCCGGATCTCCATCCAGAGTTTCCCGAGCATGTTCGTCCCGTCACGGTTCGGGCCCCAACCCCAGAAGTCATCCCGCCAGGAATCCTCAATCAACTCCCGGTCCCCAGTTGCCAGCAACTTCCGTTTTACATACTCATGTTGTGCGACCTTGTTGCGGAGAATCTTCCGCATGATATCCACCTTGACCTCATCCCAATCCTTCCGGCGTAAATCCTTGTTATGCTCTGCGATTTTGAAAGCATCGTGAGCGGAACGGGCGTCTTTGATTGCGCGGCGTATTGTGCCGTCGTGCGGGAATTTCATCCAGTGATAAGCCTGTTCAGATGTATCGAAGTCTAGCCCAGCCCAACAGACCCGGAAGGCAGAGAAGTTCGACAGCACATAGAAATCCCTCTCATAGAAAAATACCTGCGTCCCTGTGTCTAAACCGTGTAACTCCATCGTCTCTCCTTCGTGGCCGCAACCGATTTATAACCAGTCGCGGCACACGGTCTGCGCTCCGCTTGCCGGTGCGCTTTGTCGTTACTTTTCCCGCACACTAACAATATCAGCCCACATCCTGCACAACGGACAGACAACCGCGGCAAATGGGTACTTTTGAATCAGACCTCCAGCACCGTTCGGGTCAGGTTGCCCAGCCTTAGGGTTCGGTTTTCTCTCCACGGTGAATTCTCCGTGTGTGCTGCACTTTCCGGTGATGATTGCGTAGGGTGGTTTCATGCTGACATCTCCTTTTCAGAACAGCCCGGACTGTTTGTGGACCGGGGCTTCATCCGGTACCGGGGTCTGCTGTGTATGCGAATACAGGACGGACCCCTGGAATTCCTTTTCTATCGCATCCAAACCGGGGAGGACCTCAATGAGCAGGGAGGGGTTCCGCACTCTGAGTAATTCGATTGCCTCAGCAAAGGTTACGGCCCGGCCTTTTTTCTTCATTCTATCCAGCCAGTGGGCGTTCCCGCAGAAGTAGCAGCGCTCCCCATCTATGACGAACTCCGCGACTATCTCGCGCCCG